TTTGGTACGTAATCGTAGTACAAAAGAAATTTACGAAACACCACAAGTTCGTTATATCATTGCTGCTGCTACTATTTTTCATAAGGAAGAACCACAGACAGCAAGAATGCGTTATATAAAGGAATATTACAATGCGGCTTCAGATGGTTTATTTACTCTCGCTACTCCTGTTCTTGCTGGGCTTGGAACTCCCACTAAGCAGTTTAGCAGTTGCGTACTCATACGCAGCGATGATGACCTTGACTCCATTTTTGCTAGTGGAGAAATGATGGCTAAATATGCCAGTAAACGCGCTGGCATTGGATTGGAGATTGGTAGACTACGCCCATTAGGTAGTCCAATTAGGGGAGGCGAGATCATGCATACTGGTATGATCCCGTTTTTAAAGAAATGGTTTGGGGATCTTAGATCCTGTTCACAAGGAGGGATTAGAAATGCGTCAGCTACTGTGTTCTATCCGATCTGGCATCACCAATTTGATGACCTTATTGTGCTCAAAAATAATCAAGGAACAGAAGAAACCCGAGTCAGACATATGGACTATGGTGTCGTACTCTCAGCATTCTTCTGGCGTAGGTTTAAGAACAAAGAGAATATTACGTTCTTCGACCCGAACCAAGTTCCAGACCTCTACGAAGCCTTCTACTCCAACACAGAAAAGTTCGAAGAACTCTATGTAAAATACGAACACCAAGCAGGACTTCGTAAAAAAACTATGAGTGCTGAGGAAGTATTCAAAAGTGGAATCTTAAAAGAACGTACAGATACAGGACGTATCTACTTGGTGTTCATTGACAATGTAATGAATCAAGGACCATTTGATTCAGAATACCATACCATATATCAAAGTAATCTATGCTGTGAAATTCTACTGCCTACAAAGGCATTTAAGAGACTTGACGACAAAGAAGGTAGAATTGCTCTATGCACCTTAGGGTCAATTAACTGGGGGATGTTCAAGCATCCTGAGGATCTGCGTCGTGCTTGCCGTATACTCCAACGTAGTCTTTGTAACATACTTGATTACCAGGATTACCTAAGCATACAGAGTAAACTGAGTAACGATGAAATACAACCATTAGGCATTGGTGTTACTAACCTAGCCTACTGGCACGCAAAGAGAGGATTAAAATATGGCGAGCCCGCAGCTCTTAGTGAAGTTAAGAGTTGGATGGAACACCAAGCATACTATCTAACAGAAGCAACTATTGAGTTGGCTAAAGAACGTGGTGCCTGTAAGGACAGTGCCAAAACCTACTATGGTCAGGGCATATTTCCTTGGGAACGTAGAGCTAACGGCGTGAATGAACTTGCAGATTTTACTCCTGAACTTGACTGGGAAATTCTCAGAGAAGGCGTAAAACAATATGGTGTACGTAATGCAACACTCATGGCCATTGCTCCTGTGGAAAGTAGCAGTGTGGTTATCAATAGCACTAATGGCATTGAACTACCGATGAGTCTCATCAGTACTAAAGAAAGCAAAGCAGGTAGTTTCACACAGGTAGTTCCAGAGTATCATAAACTTAAGAACAAGTATCAACTAATGTGGGAACAGACAGATTGCGTTGGTTATATTAAAACTGCTGCTGTGCTTGCTGCCTATGTTGATCAAAGTATAAGTACTAATACCTTTTACAATCCAGCACACTACGCAGATCGTAAAGTGCCTACAACATTGATTGCTAAGAACTTGATGCAGGCACATAAGTGGGGCATCAAAACATTCTATTACAGCCTAATCAACAAGCAAGGTGCTAGAATGGACAAGCAAACTAACGGGCATCAAGTTGAGCCCAAGTTAGAATTAACTGAAATAGAATTTGAGGAGAGCTGCGAAGCCTGTATCTTATGAGTAAACAACAATACAATCTACAGACGCGTACAGACTACATACATCGTAAGATGTTCCTTGATCCACAAGGACCAGTGACCATACAGAGATTTGAGGAAGTCAAGTATAATAAGATAGCAGACTATGAAAAAACAGCCCGTGGTTTCTTTTGGGTACCAGAAGAGATTAGTCTAGTCAAGGATGCACAGGACTTTAAAGATGCCAGTGAGGCAGTCAAGCACATATTCACCAGCAATCTACTACGTCAAACAGCCTTGGACAGTCTACAAGGACGTGGGCCCAGTCAAATCTTTACACCAGTAATTAGCTTACCTGAATTGGAAGCCTTAGTCTACAACTGGACGTTCTTTGAAACCAATATTCATAGTCGTAGCTATAGCCATATTATTCGTAACATATACAATGTTCCCAAGGATGTGTTTAATACCATTCACGACACAAAAGAGATTGTAGATATGGCGTCAAGTGTAGGCAAATACTATGACGATTTACATAGATTGAATTGTCTAAAAGAAATCGCTGATCCTACTAAAGAAACAGTATTAGAACCAGCACACATTAAGGCAATTTGGTTGGCACTGAATGCCAGTTATGCACTAGAAGCTTTGAGGTTTATGGTGTCATTTGCCACAAGCTTGGCCATGGTAGAGAACAAAATCTTTATTGGCAATGGTAATATTATCAGTTTAATTCTACAAGATGAATTATTACATAAAGGTTGGACTGGTTGGTTAATCAATCAAGTGGTTAAAGAAGATCCACGTTTTGCCGAAGCTAAACAAAGTTGTGAACAAGAAGTGTATGCCATGTACATGGATGTAATCCGTGAGGAAAAGGCCTGGGCAGACTATTTGTTTAAGCGAGGGCCTGTGATCGGACTCAATGCCAATATCCTAAAAGAATTTGTGGATTATACAGCTACAGCAGCTTTGGCAGAGATCAAATTAAAATATGCTACGCCAGTAAAAACCACTCCAATTCCATGGTTCAACAAGCATAGCGATACAAGTAAGAAACAAACAGCACTACAAGAGAATGAATCGACTAATTATGTTATAGGCGTCATGGGTGACACTGTTAACTATGATGAACTACCAACACTGTGAGGAAAAATGAAAGCAATCGTATGGAGTAAGAATCAATGTCCATATTGTGATATGGCCAAGGCATTATTAACACAAAAAGGCATAGAGTTAGAAGAGCGTAAAATAGGTGATGGGTATACTCGAGAACAATTATTAGAAGCAGTACCGACCGCACGTACTGTCCCTCAAATATTTCTTGATGGAAAACTCATTGGGGGATATATAGAGCTAGAAAAACATTTAAAAGAGGCAGCATAATGATCATTGACAAGGGCATAAGTGTAGGTGAAGTAGTAACTTTAAGATTAACCACTGGTGAAGAAATAATCTGCAAACTTGTAGAAGATACAGCTACTAATGTATCAATCAGTAAACCTATGGTATTGAGTATGGGGCAACAAGGATTAGGCATGATGCCTTTCATATTTACGGTACATCCTGATAAAAATGTTAAATTGGCCAAAGCCAGTGTAGTAATGATGGAAGCCACTGATAAACAATTCGCTGATCAGTATATTCAAAGCACTACTGGCATTAAATTAGCTTAATTAAGTACCATTGCTTCCCAAACTGTTCTAAATAAATACAAATAGAGCAGTTTGGAGTCATTCTCCAAGCTAATTGCTGGAGAAAATAATGGCAAAACGGATACAGTTAAGAAGAGATACTAAGGAAAATTGGGAAACTCTTAATCCAATTCTTGGACAAGGCGAGATTGGCATAGACTTAGACACTCAGAATTTTAAGATAGGCGATGGAAATTCAAGGTGGAATAGTATAAGATATACTATTATTCTAGGTAAGTTAAATTCTGAATTTAACGAAAACACATTTTTAGAAATTGGACCTCTTGATCAAGTAAACACTTTGGTTTTGACTAATAATTCAGTTGAAACGTTAAAAGTCTCCAGTAATTCATTTTTATTAAATGTTAAAGCATTATTTGACGATGACACTACCAGTATTGATCCTTATACTGGTGCTGTAGTTGTAACCGGTGGAGTAGGTATTGGTGGTAATCTTAACGTCGCTGGAGATATAACTACTAATAAAATTACTGTAGAAGAACCAATTGAGGCCAATCTAAAAGGAGATACCACAGGTACCCATTTTGGTGATATCATTGGTAATGTTAGGGCCAATAATGGCGACATTGTATTAGTTAACGGTAACAATGGTAACCTTGCCATATTCTCTGGTCAGGTCAATGGACGATTAGTACAAACAACAGGCACTAGTGAAATAAGTAGAGCCAATATTAACGGTGGACTCATCAATAGTACAGTGATTGGTAATACTGGTCCTACTTTAATCACTGGCACAACAATTACAGCCACTACTAAATTCTTAGGTATTCACGAAGGCAACCACATAGGTGACGTTTATACACAGGATGGATTAACACTAGTTTTAGACAACGGAACTGGAGGCCCAACCAATGTTCTATCATATCGACCACCTGTATTTTATGGTAACGTACAAGGTAATATTAGTGGTAGGTTTGATGGTGATATCTATGCTGAAGATGGTATTACTAAAATATTAGAAAATGGAACTGGTGGCAGTTCTGGAGATCCTAATTACAGAAAAGCAGAGTTTATAGGCAATGTTTCAGGTGATGTGACCAGTTTTGGTCAAAGCAGATTAGATAATGTAGATATTAATGGTGGATATATTGATGGCACTGTTATAGGTTTTACTGCACCAAGAGCGATAACTGGCTCAGTAATTGAAGCCACTGAACGATTTATTGGTACGTTTGAAGGTCAAATTGTAGGACCAAGTACTGGTGATATCTACTCTGAAAATAATTTAAAAGTTTTTGAAAATGGTAATACCGGGTTTAATGCCAAAGCTATAGCGAACATTGTTCTTTATGTGCCAAATCCATTAAATCCAGCCAGTCCAACAGAAATAACCATATTAAATAGGGGCACTAATGGAACCAATGCCTTATATACAGGAAATGTACTAGGTGATGTTCAAGGTGATCTATTAGGTGATGTCACTGCTGAAAACATTACTACTGATGACTTGACAGTAAATGATAAAGCTACAATAGATACTCTTAGTGTGGAGCTTACAACCACACTTAAAGGCAATGTAACGGCTACAAAAAATACAAGCTCTACTAGTACTACCACAGGCACCATAGTAGTAACAGGTGGAGTGGGTATTAGTG